TGTACCATAGGTGATGGTGCTGACGCTTCATTTTCAAAAGACTTATCTACTGAGTTATCATCTGTCATTCTTATCTCCTTGTGCGTCTAAAAACTTTACTGTTATATCGTCTTTATGTGCGTTCATTTGTTTGTTTCTCATTTCATAAAATAAAATATGGCATATGATAGCATAGTTTGCCATATCTATTAAGGTGTCGCCAATACTTTCGTCTTGTACTTTTAATTCACCTTGTTTACAGAAAGACATTAAACGACTAAACTTATCGCTTATTCGCAATGCAACGCCTTTCCATGCAGGAATACCTGCCATTTCACTTGTTCTAAAGTTTGCGAATACATCATCAACAGAAGCATAATCATGCCTCTTATTGTCGTGTACTTGTCTCATCTTATCCAGAAGCTCGTAAAATTGTTCACTATTTTTTGTCATAATCTCCTTATCACTTGTTAATGGTGCCGCTTCCCGGATTTGAACTGGGCACCTACTGATTACAAATCAGTTGCTCTACCAAATGAGCTAAAGCGGCATAGTGCCTGTTTCTGTTACGAGGTACAGGCAAACCCTAAGCAACACTAGGCTGCTAAAGCATAACTTTCGTTAGCATTTATTACGTTTACACTCGCCAGTGAATTATCTCCAACGAACTTTCTCACAACGGTCGAACCTATATCACCCCCATATGTAAATTTTGTAATGGTGGAGGTGTTGGGTATTGCACCCAAGTCCCTATTGCGTACTTGTCTCATCTTCATTGATAACTTCGTTTACAACATCTATCATTAAGTCTGTGTCCCATTGCCAGTCCACACCATAACCTAATAAACATGTCAGATTACTTTCTCTTATAGTCATTAACATACCACCAAACTCTAAAGTAGGGTGGATCCAAAATGATATAACACCAATACTATCACCATCTAAGTCTCCAGCATATTTTACTTGTCCTGCTGCCAAACTTTTCATCTTAAACCCATTTACAATTTGTGTAAATACTGTTGTACTCTCACCACATGCCATTGGCACTTGTATTGGGTATAATGTACCTGGTAAAAAATAAGGTTTCTCGTCTGCTTGTGCTTTGTTTAATCCAAAAGATAATAAAAAAAAGAACAATACAATCAATCCAATACCTAGTATTCCTCTTAAAAAAGTTTTAATTTGTTTTAGCATTTGTTTCTATCCATTTGTAAAAGTTTTCTATTGCTTCTTTTAGTTTAGGCAGATAATCTTTTTTATCTTTTTTAAATACTTGTACAGAACCTTCCTCTGTAGTAATCAATATAACAATCTGGTCAATCTTTTCGCCAAAGTTTTCTTCATACATTTCAGCATAAGCACTACCTTGAATAAAGTAATTCTCAATCCAATCTTCTTGTTTGTCTGCTTTGCTTGTTTTAAAATCTATAATTGAAAGTTTACCTTCATATTCAGCAATACAGTCCACACGACCTGCAACTGTATATTTTTCACTATACATGCCTGCCTCTTGTAGTCTAATATTATTTATGTTTTGAAGTGTACTTTTTAATGTCTGAAACATCATGCGTGGAAGAAATTGCTTCTTATACTTTTCCACATCATTGATGTCAATATTGTTTAAATGGTCTTCAATCATGTTATGGACTGCTGTGCCACGATTAGCACTAGTAATCATAATATGGTTAGCAACTTCATCGCCAACTCTCTCACGCCATTTCTTTAGACCTTCTTTTTGTATTATTGATAATACACTTGTTATTGAGGGGTACTTACTGCCTGTTTCTAAATGTTCGTAAAATCTTTTACCGTCAACATTCTTTGCCTTCAGGGGTGGCAACTCACCTGTAGGTTGCTTGTGAATAAACATAATAATCCTTTTTTTTTAACTATTCAAACTCTATTATATCACAATCCTACAGGAAAGTCAAGCTCTTATATCCAAGATTTTGCTGTCTCAGTAGTTTCTTCTACACGTCTAGTCCAACCTCTGCCAAATGTGGCAAATGTGGATAGTTCTTCGTAATAATTTTGTCTATTCTTTTGGTAGTTTTCTACAGCATATTCCACGTTAAACTTCTCAACATATTCGTTGACTTTTGCTAACGTCATAGGACCTATACCGCCATCTATTGGCAATGCACCAACACAAGATTGTAAATACTTTGCCGCTCTACCTGGACCTGCATTGACAGCAAAGTCAAATACACACAGGTCTAAACCTGATGGCAAATCATCACATTTACATTTGTCCCAATAACCTTTTTTGTAGATTGGTGCCACATCTTCATGTGTAAGGTCTTTCATATCCTTAGTACCACCAAATTCTTCATAAACTCTTTTTGTAACACCTAGGTTTGTTTCACCACCTGGGTCTTTAGGGTGGTTTACATAACCACCTTCGTGGTGTAGTATTATTTCTAACGCTTCTTTAAATTTGTTGCTCATAGTGCAATCCTAACTTTATTTTGTTTATTAAATATGATTTGATTAATCCACTTCTCACTATATCATTCAAATCAAATTCAATGCAATTTACTTCAGGCATTTGCTGAAGTATATTCACAAAGTCTAGGATGCCATTACGGTCTTGTGTTTTCGTTAAGTCAGTTTGTTGCATATCACCAGCGAAGACAATTTTACTATCTTGCCCTACTCTGGTCATTATTGTATCTAACTCATGGAAATTTAAGTTTTGACATTCATCTACAATTATAACGCCATTATCTATTGTTACACCTCTTAAAAAGGAAGTAGTAAGAAAATCAATTGTGCCTTGATTTCTTAGGTCATTATATAGTCTATCAAACTCAGCGTCACTACCTCTTTTAAACATAAACCTAACCATGTTCTGGTAAGGTGTTTGGTATAAGTATGACTTGTCTTCCTCATCACCAGGTAAGAAACCTATGTCTCTTGTTGGTATGATAGAACGGACAATATATACTCTTTCTCTAGGTGATTTAGGATCCAGAACATCTTTCAAAGCATTATATAACGCTACGAAAGTTTTACCAGTTCCTGCTACACCATATAGGAATAAATTTTTGTCAGCGAAGTTATTGAAAACTTCCTTCTGATTATCTGTGATTGGTTTAATATCATTTAAATCCTTTAATGATATTTCCAACTGTTTCTTTTTACTTGCCATAATATTCCTTCACTTACGGATTATGTGTTAACTCAGCTTACAATCTTTGGGTTATATGATATCCCTACAACTTAGTGCTGTTAACTATCATATAACTATTTAGACTATTTAGATTTTACCTTTTGCTCTTTTCCTATGTTTTTTAATAGTGTCTTTTATCTTTAATGTTTTGTGGTCTTTTTTACCATATCTATCAGCAAGAGCACTTTCTGGATGTGCTTCTGCAACTCTTCCTAACATGTCTTTCCAACCACTATCAGTTTTACTATCAAGTTGACCTACACTACCTACTATGAGTGGTGCAGCCGGCACAAGACCTATTTTCTTTTTATTCTTTTCTAAGTATTCTTCCATTTCAGATATAGACATCAAGTCAGTCCATTGTTCATCTGTCTTTTTATTTCTAAATGTATATGTTGGCATATGTTTATTTATGCTGTTACTCTGGCAGCGTACCATGCTGGCACTTCTCGTTTAGACCATTTAGCAAAATATGCTTTTGCTTCTACATAATAATTCTTGTAACTAGCAATACTATCATTTGGTACTATACATTGAGGATAGTGTGACATTGCCGGTGTAGGTTCTCGCCAACCGTCTTGTTTAATATTGTTAGGTGCATTTGCCAGTATCTCATTCAGTTTAAAGTTTGTACTATGTACTTTACCATATCTGTGTGTGTACTCTTGTCCTAGTTTTTTAAACAAATCATACAACCATAGATACTGTTGTTTGGTTTCTCTTGCCCATACGGCACTAGGGTGGTGGTAGTGTACTGCTTTGTATATAATGTCTTCTCTTTTATCTTCCATAATATATCGTTTCACTTTTCTACCTGTCTTACTTTTACCTATAACTTCTTTACCGTCTAGCATTCTATGTGCTGTAGATAATAATTGAGCGTATTCTACAATCATCTTTACGACATGTTTATCTACATGCTGTTCAGCACATGTTTTTGTATCGTGGTCTAAATAAAATATATTCATACTAAAACTCCTTCACTTTCTCCATTAACTTAATTAATTTCCATTTAAACATATTATACATCATTGGCAACTTTTTGTCAACCTTTTTTAAATATGCTCTTAGAGCGTCAACACGTTTCCAGTATAATTCTTCTTTAGAGTTCATAAACACCTACTATATTATGTTTAATAACTTGTTTAATTAGTGATGTATAGTTCTTTTTTGTCGCATACTTCGTTAGAGTATCAGCAAGTTGGTATACATCTGCACCGTTGCTTCTTGCTTCTCTAAATTCTTCATAAGCAAATACTTCGTTAAGGATCCTTACATAGTCCTTTACACTATCACATCTAGTTTCATAAACTTTAACACCCCAACCAATCCATTTTGTTTGGTCCCATGTAACTGGTAATAACCATTCACTATCTTTGTTGAAAGTTCTAATACCAAATAGATTATTACCTTCGTTGGCAAATCTACTTTTACCCCAACCTGTCTCTAATGCCGCTTGAGCAATGATTAGTTCTTTTGGTATTTGTTTTGAAATATCTGTTGTCTCATAAATTTTATCTATACATTTTGATAGTGTATAAACAAATTGAGATTTTGTATCTGTATTGATAACAGGTAAAACATTAGGAAAATCTTCTATCTCCTGGTATGTGATTAGTTCTACTTGTTCAGTAAATTCTTTGCAACCATCATCTGTACATGGTTGTTCTTTTGCTACTGCGTTCCATATAAACACGCCAGCAATTAATAATAATATAGTTGAAAATATTTTCATAAGACCTCCTTAGTCAATATTAGTTGTATCATTGTCAATAGTAAGTGTTAGTTTAATACCATTTGCACCAAATGTTCTACGCCACTTGTAGAAATCAATGTTGTGGTTACAACTGTTATCTTCTAACGCATAATATTGCCATAAATGTACCATTTCATGTCCTAACACTTGTAAAAAAGTGTTAAAAGATTTCATCTTATAATGTAATTCTAAATGACATTCTCTAGGTTTCTTTTTTCGCTTTTCTGATTGGTCATTAAATACTACTTGACCAACAGCACCTCTTAATCTTCTAATAGATATACTATCAAAAGACGGTAGTTTTCTTTTAAAGATAATATTATTTAGTATATCAAACCACAGCTCAGCG